GCACTGAAATCATCTAGAACTATAGATTCTTCAGGTGGTCTTCTGAACTGCCTTTTTGTCTCAGGCATATTAACCCCTTACCCTATGGAATACCGTTTGCCTTTTAGGGTTAACATTGGAACAATGTGCTATTAACTGTCTCTTTGTTTGTGATGCCAACTGGAACCAGGCTTGTGGTGCTGCTCCAGACAATACGGCACATCTTGCTGTCAACGCTGACAAAAAGAAATCATCAGCATATGTAGGTATATCTGGAGTGCTGGACAAATCTGTCATAGCAGTTGGTGTCCTTAAGTATTCCAAAACATATTTAAAACTGCTATGCTCCTGTGGGAACCAATATAATTTGTTTTCAAGAATCTCATACTTCCACTCACAATCACTTTGTTCACTTCTGTTTCTTATGAGCCTTCTTACTCCACTAGGTGTAGAAGAATCATCGTATTGCCATACTCTCCTTAGCCTATACAAGTCCGAGGCAAGTGTTGTAAGTGTGTTTGATGCTGTTTCATTTTCACTTGATGTCAATGCTCCTGACATCTTTTCATAGTGGTCTCCACCACCATCACATATAACTTGGTGTACTTCTGACAATATAAGGTTGGCATTTATCCATATTATGTTATCTGTCAATCTTATCTTTCCCTCTTTTGAAAAAGACAAGTTCTGCCTAACCAAGGCAAATATCTCTTTTAATGTTCTTGTTGGTAGTGGCATTATCCCATACCCTCCCTGTCAACTCCATAAGTCAAATCCATAGCAAGTGACTGTAGCATCTTGTTAGATTCTGCCTTTAGGTCTACTGTTTCGTGTCCTGCTTTCTCCAATGCTGATATACAGGCTCTCTGAATAACCCAAGGGAAATACACTTCTGGCACATCTATCTCAACATTAGAATTACCTGATTCAACTTGAACAGTGTAGTTCCAAGGCATACCCACATAATCTATGTATATGTTATGGCTGGAACCGTCAACCTGCTCTGAGAAAGATATGTATCCAGTTGAACCTGAAGCACCTCCACCTATGACAGTCCATCTTGGGATGAGTTTGTTTCCTGTGGATGTAATGCTTCTTATCCTGTACACAGACTCTCCAGAAATATCAGATAGATTTATTCCTGTTCCACCACCAGCAAGAGTATGTGTCACTCTTCTGTTGTATGGATTGTCATCATCAATAACCAAATGTTTCCATAACTCCATAGTCGCATAAGTCAAATAGGAATACAGTTCATCATCGTCCCAAAATCCCTCAGATGTTTCAGACAGGTAGTTTCTCACTGCCGTCACTGCTGTTCCATATGTCTTAGCCATTTGCTACATCCTTGAGTTTCTTTGATACACCGTGGATATACCTCTGGGTATCGCCATCTCCATCAAAGTGCTTTTGCCAATACCTTAAAGTATTCTTCGTTTCGTATTCTACTCTCTCTCTTTCAGCCAAGTCTCTTTTCATCTCTAGTTCTTTATTATAGTCATCTATCTTCTTAACCCAATCCTTTTCCCAGTGCCAAGTGTCCATTTTCTTGATATATTCCACTGTATGTGTGTATGGCTCAATGTAAAGGTTCATTATCACCCTTGGCTTAAGCCTCTCACCACGTCTGTAATACACTGTAAGATATCCGTGTTTTCCATACCCTACGAACAGACAGGGGTCGTGTTCCTGTAGTTGTCTTTCAAACTCTTTGTTTGTCATATTATTATTGTACCAAAAAAAAAGGAGGGAGTCCGAAGACTCCCCCCATAAAGCCGATTCATTTTAATTAATTACTAAACGTTGTCGTATATGTGACAGTTTCTGTTCCTTGCGTAACAAACCATATTTGATTCATAGAATATAGTCGCTTCATAAGCGTCTTTATTCGTTACACGATTCCAGATAGCACCATCCATATCCATCCAGTCCCAATCACTCTTGGTCTGGAATGACAATGTAGATGTGTCTAACATATAACCTGAGCCTAGGTTAGCGATTGCTCCCTTGGGGGAGTTACCACCGTCTTGACAGTCCTTATCAGGAACTATTGCCAAACCGTTGAACTCTAGACCTTTGAAACCACCTTTAAAGTCCATTACGTTAGCGTACCTTCTTTGACCCTGTAACTGTTTTGCGTAGTTGTCTCGCATTGCGTATGTAGTTACCATCAAATCAGGAGTACCACCGTTCTTTTCTATATTAGTGTACATAGTCTGAAGGTCGTCTTCGACATCTGCTATAGCATCCATAGCAACGCCAGTCGCTGGTTTCCACCAGGAATTTTCTGAAATGTCTACGCCTTGGATGTCTGATGTTGTATCGTAAACTAAACCTTTAAGACCCATAATTTCAATGTCTTTGTTGTTGTTAGCACCATCGCCTCTGTAGAAATACTTATTGTCCTGTACTGTTAGAGTACTTGTTCCTGACGCAGCATTTTTGAATTGCGTAGATGATATAACATCACCTGTCACAATGTAACCTGCTGAACTCATATCACCCCATAAAGGCATATCAGTCTTCACATACTGTGTGGAATCCACTACGAATGTCCCTCCAGCAGCAATTGTGCCAGAGTCAGCAGTATGAGCAATTGCTCCAGAACCATCACCAAAGCATTGTCTGTTGTAATCATTCTTAATACCAGCACTCATATTCTGAATTTCAGAACCGATTGCTCTAATGAATGAACCTCTGTCGTCTTTAGTAGCACGTATGAGGTGACCAGACAATTCAACCCTACCGTAGTTAGTTTTTAGAGATACGGTACTTACTTTGTATTGGGATTTTCTAGCACTTGGAAGAGTTTGGTCTTCACTTCTAGCACCAACACCTTGTGAGTAACCATACCAGAGAGGAGTGTGAACCTCTGTACCACTAACACCTTCGTTTCCCACTCTAAGAGCGTTCATCAAAACGGTAGCACGGTTAAAGTTTTCTCTGATTGGAGGCAAGTATAGTCTTTTTAGAATTTGGTCTAAATCTGTTGTTAAAGCCATAATTTATAATAATCTCCTATTTAAAGTTTCTTGAGGAATGCTTGTGCCATCTCTGTCGCTTCTGCGAGTGTCTTTGGCGTATTGTCAGTCGTTAAGGAGGGCATCCCACCCTTTCCTACCTTCGGAGCAGTCTCTTTTTGTTTCTTTGCTGCTTTGACTTTTTTCGCTACATCGGCTTTAGCACTGGTACCAAATGACTTTGACAAGTCCTGAAAAGCCCTTAAGAAACCTTTCTTACTTGTGTCTCCAAGTCCATTAGCAGCATACATAAGAGTTGCGTATCTTACATTTCTATCTTTTAGAGCAGGGTAATCTTTTGATAAAGAGTCCAAGTCCCTAACAAAGCCATCTGCCCTGTTCTGAACTTTCTGTTCCTGTCTCTCTTTTTCCATCTTGGCATACTTTTTCTCAAGTTTGTCTATTGACTTGAGTTTTGCTCTAACAGACGGTGGCAGGTCTTCGAGGTCTTCCTCGTCCAACTCTCCCAATTCAGTAAGCATACTATCGACATCTTCGTCTGACGGAGAGGATGTTTTACCCTCTTTCATATCATTGACTAGTTTTGTCAGTTGTTCCACTTGTTGCCTTAAAGCGTCAGAGTCTTGCTCCGTTGACTCACTTTCCGTAGAGGACGTATCCTCCGTGATACTTTCTTCAGTTTCTTCCTCTTCTTCTACCTCGACCTCTTGGTCTTCCATAAGTAGTTTATCTAGTTCTTCATCTGAAGGAAATAAATTGTCTTTCATAATTAAACCTCCTTTGTTTTATTATATTACAAATCCTGTTACGCTTCCACCACCAGCAGTAATGGAACCACTTGCTATTTCAAACAAGATTTGTACACCTACATTGTCGGCACCAACCTTAATTGGTGTCGGAAATGTAAAAGTATAAGTTGGAGCAGCAGCAGATGTTGTTGCTGTCCAATATGCCTTATGTAAGTCATTTCCAGAAGTATCTTCTAATGTGAGTTCTGCGACAGCAGTTCCAGCACATACCATTGTTAAAGATGTTATATATAATCTTTTTCCAGAACCAACATCAGTATTAGCAATAAGTTCAAGAGTAGCGTCATCTGACCTTGCTGCTGCTGCTGCTGTTCCAGATACTGGTGTTACTGGTACAGGAGTAGTGTGTCCTATACTTGCTGTACCTGCCTGTAATGTTGCCTGTGTGGCAAATGTTCCACCATTATCAACAGTAAGAACACCAGTAGAATCTGATGCTACAGTTACCCTTAGAGTATCTGAAGTAACAGCACCGTTTCCTTTGACAGTACCAAAGTCTGTATTTGTTTCAATTGTATCCAATACAGCATTGTCAACAGCACTCAATTCAGCAGTTACAGTTCCATCTACGGTTATTGAGTTTCCACCATCATCTATATGTACGGCACCATCTGCTGCCAAGGCTATTGGACCTACGTCACCACTGGTGATTGTATTGGAGCCATAAAGACCACCAACAAGAACGTGTTTTGATACTCCATCATTCCAGTCAGCGTCATCTATGTATATGGCATCAGACATTCCACCACCTGTAGTGTGTAGTTGTCCTGTTGAGTTTGTTATTATGTGACAGTAATCACCATCTGTATCAGCAGTGTTCGCTGCCGTGTCTTTTCTTACAGCCAATATAGGTACTGATTCCTCTCCACCTATGTGTGCTGTGTCTTCTGCTCTTGTTCTACCCATTATGTTTTACCTTTCATCCTTAAGTATAATTTAGAGACCAATTTCCAATATTTGTTGGTCCCTTTCCTTATATTACCATACTTTTTATGAATCAGGGTCTTTGCCTGTTCCCAAACCTTCTCATCTTGAGGTGAATTTACTAGGTTACTCGGCATTTCCTTGTTGTTGTTGTTGTGCTGCCATCTCTGCCATTTGCTGTTGTACTATTGCGTTTGTGTCTTGATAATGCTGGAATAATGCCTGTTGTGCCTCTTGTGGCAATTGCTTGAAATCTTCGCTCTTTATGAATTTCCTGTGTACTTCCAAGTGAATTATATGGTCTTCCCAAGGCATTGGTTGTGCTGCTTGTCCCTGTGACATCATCAGGTTTTCAACTGAAGCGTTGTTCCTATCCATATTCTGTTCTTCATTGACACCTTTGTCGTCACCAAATTCCATCAGGTGTAACAACTGTTGAGGGTCTCTCATTAAACCTCTGTCCCACATTTCGAGCAATAGTTCCACTTTAGCCAATCTGCTAAAGCCTAATCCTTGTCCTATGGTAACTGCTATATCTTCAGGACTTGATAGGTTTTGACCCTTAAGATATACTATCCTTGCCATATTGTCAGAACCAGCAATTCTTATCGCTCTTGCTTCATCATAGAAAATCTTTGCCAACTGTATACAATGTCTACCAACCCTACTCAAGGAATTTTCAAAAGATTGGATGGTTGTAGCCATCCTACTCTCATCTTTTTCTGCTAAAATTGCCATAGCCCTTCCTGACTCGACTCCAGTAGGTGGTGCTGAACGCATCACTACGTCACTTATACCACTGACTATCTGTAAATCGTTAAGTATTCTCTCTTCCTGTTGGAACAGGTAGGCAGGTGGGCTAGGCATAGATATCGGTTGTGGGGGGGAGATACCTTGAATAGCGTTATAGTAGATAATTTCTCCTGGCTCGGAGTTTATTTGCTCTTTGTTTGTTATGCTGTCTGTAGGTGCTACCCATTTAGGGTTAGCCATCAGGTTTCTGTTTTCAAGAATCTGGCTTCTTGTCTTGTTGTATTCAACCTGTAATGGAAGAAGTTGTTCAACTGTTGACATTCCCCAGAACCTGTCCATAACATATATGTCATCATATTTGGAGAATGGTATGCTCTTCAATCCATAAGGCAATTCACCTTCGTATAGCACTTTTGATTTTGTGAATACACAATACTTTCCTCCTGGATTTAATGGGTTTGGGTTCTCCCAATATTCTTTTATGGTAACAAAACCTTCCTCGTCAACAGTAGATTGGTTAAGTCCACCACCTGCGTATCCTGTACCAGACATAAGGTTTTGAAACTGTTTCTCCAATGTTACATCATTTCCCTCTTCACTGCTTTCCTTTTCAAAAACCTGTCCATACCTAAGTTCTGCCTCTTCTCTGCTTATCTTGTATGCGTGTATCAACCACTTACAATCAGAGATTGAAGGAGACTTACAGTGAGGGTCTGGAAATATCTCAAAAGGACTTACCGATGTTATGGTTATCTCTCCTGCTGATACCATCTCTCCTGTTTCTGGGTCTTCAATCATCGGTCCTGATTCAGTGTCCCAATATGTTTTCATAAGACCAGTTCCAAACAAAGTTCCATAATGTACAAGTTTCCTTGACTCTTCCAATATCTCTTCTTTACGCCACAGATAATCTAGCAATTGCTGAGATAACTTGGCACCTTCCCTATCTGCCGTATCGTCTGTCATAGACATTACATTCCATATAGGTTTGTTTTTCATCAACAAAGCAACTTTTGTCTGTACAACAGTTGATATATAGTTGGTTACGTGTCTAACTCTCCAACTTGGACTTTCTCCAAAATCAACTAATCTTCTATTGGTTTTGTCGTAATCTATCCATTGTTTACCCAGATAAAATGCCATATTCTTATACCATTGGGCTTCATTTGATATCCTGTGGTCTCTTGCTTCGTTGAATCTTTTATTCAGTTGGTCAAGCAACTCTTCGGCAGTTCCGACCCTCTCTAAACTTTTACTTGCGTACTTAGGCATTTACATTATTATAGCATCATTCCTGCCCCACCTTCAATATCTGGATACTTATCCTTGTATTTCCTGGTGCGAAAGTGTGCTTCCCTCCATCTTTGAATCTCTGATTTCTCTCTTGCTGGTTTCTTTCCACGTGTGTGATATGTTGACATAACAAGATATCTAAGAGCGTCCATTGAGTGGTCATCTACCTTTCTTACCTTTTCTTTAGACAAGTCTCCACGTTGACCTCTTTTCTTTGCTTCCCAAGAATAATGCTCAAATTCATCTATTACACTATTACAGGTTGAGAAAACCTTAAGTCTGTTTGTCTTCAACAATTCTGCCACCCTGTTTATTCCAACAACAACATCCCTGTTTCCAGGACCTACATATAAACCCCTTCTCTGTAATTCAGCCATATACTGTGGACCTGAAGGGTCAGCATAATACATATTCACATTGTATGGTTTTCCCTTTATGTTCTGTATATGCTCATTCATTGTCCTTCCACGTTCATAGTATTCATCAATGATGTAATAGTTTCCCTCTGGGTCTATTGCTGCCCATACCACAGCAAAGGGATTGGTGTATCCAAAGTCTACCCCACCATACACATACCAGTTGGGAGGTATTTCAAATGGGACACATACATGTTTGTTCCTGTTCCATTCAGGATAGACCATACCTGCCCTTTCTATGAACTCTGCCTGGAACTCTTGCTTGAATACCTGCTCTGGAAGTTCTTCCTTTACCTCTTCCCATTCCTCTTCAGGGAAATGTGGATTGGTTTGGGAGGAGAACCTGAATGATTTGTATGAAGGTTGCTTGTCATCCATTCCCCTTGCGAACAAATCATAGAACCAGTTTTTTCCAGCAGGTGTTCCTATGAATACTGCCTTTCCTTTCTTGTCTGCCAACGCAGGACGTAGTGCTTCCTTCCATGCTTCCTCAGTCACAAAGGCTGCTTCATCCATTACAAGGAAATCAACACCCCAACCTCTAAGGTTATGTGGCTTGTCTGCTGACAAGAACCTGATTTCAGAACCGTGCCTACCGTCTTTTCCGTTTTTGAGGTGTACGAGCATCTTTGATTTGTTCTGGTATTCGATTACATCAGGAAAATGTTTGTTTAGCATAGAGTAGGCCACATCACACTGTTGGTATACAGGTGCCACCCACCAGTTTATAGAGCCTGGCTTCTCCCAGGCGTTCTTTACTATCTCATTGACACAGGCAATGGTCTTGCCCCAACGTCTTCCACACGCAAGTATCCTGAATCTTGTGTTGTCTGCGTGAAAACCCTTCTGCCCTTTGTGGGGACTGTAGAGCTGTATCGCTTCAATCTCTAAAGGTTGCGATGAATTCCGTTTTGTCTTCTTCTTCGTCATTATTTGCCGTAGCCCCTAGCTTTTCTGCCTGTTCTGTCAGTGCCTTCATGGCGAGAACCACCTTTGCGAGGTCCCCTTCGTCAGGAATCATGTCTGCGACCT